CCGGTTGTTTGAGCTTTCAGCTCCATGCCTTGACAGAAGGCGCATCACTGTGTGAACAGTGGCTAATACTCTAAATAAGGAACGCCCTTAGTAGAGTCTTGATCGTTAGATCGCATCGACGTTAGTCGGGGATACTCAGCTGGACAACATCATCGGAGACATTGAGAAGGAAGAGAAAGCATCGCTATCTCTAGACCTTGCAGAGTTACTTCCAGCATAACCTGAGTATATATGTTCTGGTAGATGATTGAATTTGTACCTCAACATCGCCATCAGAACTGAGGAATAACGAGGCGTTACTCCTGCGAGGTGTTCGAACAATTCTTTCACCTCTTGCTTACCGATCACTCGAAGATCGGGCCTCTTGTTCAGCGCTTAAGCTAGGCATTGAACAGTGGCTTATCCTGGTGGCGCGTTGGCTATTTCAACCAGGACATTAGAGCTAATCGTGTATTCAACTTAATACGCGACCTCTAATTAGATAACTGTAGTGGAAGCCTGACATCCCTACACAAGAACTTACAAATAGTCATACTCACTTGGCTGCCCGTACTGAGTGAAGCTCCCGTTTGGATCTGAGGAGTTAAAGTACACTAACCTATGACCTGCTGATGCTTGCAGGGCTGAGTAAACTACGTATTCACAATCTCTAGCAGTAGAGACTCCGTTGGGAGCAACCAATGAAGCAGCGGCAGTCGTTGCATTACTCATGGTTGCAACTATACGTCCTTGATTTGTGAGTGTTGATGTGATGGGTTGGATCTCCACTGAAACAGCTGTGACCTTGTAATTAGTGATAGAAGTTAATCCCACTAAAGGACCTGATGTAGTTACAGAGGCTGTTGTTTGAGTACCTGTATCAGGAACTAGTGTAGCACCATTGTACACTCTAACCCAGTCTGTGGTGGTGATGGACCAAGGCTACAAAAGCCAAATAGCATCGCCTGTTGCGTTGGTTGTTAGAGTGTAAGTCTGCTTCCTACTTACCAGCCCTGTCTTAGATGCTATTGGTGTGGGTACTCGTGATGCTGTGTACTCAGGACAAAGCATAGAGCAGATGGCCTGAACTGAAACGCCGTCGTAACTCTAGCTGAGCTCGTTGTATCTCTAATCGACCTCAGACCACTGGATTTGTCTACCTAGAGACGCATTGGTAGAAAAAGAGTTCGCCTACATTAACTAGTAGGGATCATCGTTAAGATCCTTATCACTATCACCAGTGAAGAATCTTGTCAACTTTTTGACAGGTTTGAACTTTTAGAGATAATCCCACAACATGTTAGCACCTTTGCCAGCTAAAGCGCCTAGTGCTTTCATTATCAATGGTGGTACATCATCTGCTACAAGGGCGCACAAAGCCATGTGCCTCTCCTTGTTGTCCTTGAACTGAAGTTGAGATAGTTTGAGAGTCTTCCTTACCCATAACTATTAGAGTTAATTATCATTTAACTTTAGTAAATAAGCCATGATTTTCTTAAAGTTATCGTCACCTGTACCATCTTTTAACTGCTTGTAAAGGACGTCAGCTCCCTCAGTTCTATGAACGACTTCCAAGAGTTTATTCTTGTCTTTACCTGAGAAACCCTTACGATATTTCTTATTCAGATCCGGTTGCCATTCTGCTTTCTTAGGTTCTTCCCCCATGATCTCTAGAGTGCCACTACTGGTACTTACTATATACACACTATATTATTCTTATTATGAGATGAGTTGCGTGTCACCAAGCATAAGTTGATTACCGTCCATTGCGTCCATGAGGGTGCACAAACTAATGTTAAGTTTGTCATTTATCTAATCCTCATACTAGTAATCCAAATACTGCTACTCAAAGAATCTCTTATCTCCAGATTCTATATGGTACGGCTCACCATACTTAAATGCTCTAACATAGCACAAGTCTTCTAAAATCTTACTAGCTCCTTCAGCTTTGATAGAAGTCCATATACACGATGAGTGTACAAGAGGGTCAGAGAGAAAATGCTTATTATTCTTCATGTAAAACTACTTCTGTGTTAACAATTTTTAGTAATCCCTAGTAAAGTAGAGCGTATCTGTGGTGCCCTTACTGAAAGACCACTTTGAACAGAAATCTATCTGGTCAAAATTGCCTACTGAGAATCCTTTGAAGCATTACCCTAGGCCAAAAATACCAACTTTTTCAAGTGACATATTGACTTAAAGTTGAACGCCATATGCTATACAAATTTCTCCGAGTGCAGACAGATTTGAATCGTCACCTGCAGCAATGACTAACAGTTCCTTATTTAGCCAAGGTCTACGTATACCTGCCTTGCGAAGGTAGAAAAACATGTAGAGGATACTTCTCCAAGTATTCATCATGGTAGTAGCTGTCGGATGTCCTGAAAACGTGGTACCGTGTATCTGAAAGCAGACCCAATCGACATTGGTCACTCCTTCTCTGTACGCACCGTATTTCTGAGACCAGTCCGTGTTCCATTGTTTTATCTATTTTGTAGTAAAAGATGGTCCGTTTATGCCCGTAATCTATGTGAATATCATGTTGTCTAAATTCTTGACGCTATCTATCATATTGTCTACCAACTTATCTAAGTTCACTCCCTCAGTCCATTATTGATTGTTTTTCCTGAGTTCGTCTTTTATTGGTTATCTCCAAGACTCATAAATTTATTAATCGACTATCTATTACAACTTGTAGTGTTGTGCCGAATCGAAAGCAGATCCATCAAAGGATACATTCTAGTGCTTGGTGGTCATAACTTTTTACAAAATTTATTCAAGCTCACCTTTCTGTAAGCCTTGAACGAACCCAGAATAAACTCTTTTTTGTGACTTCCACAGATATCTCTGGATACTTGTCAGCAAACCACAAGTAGACGCGGATGGAATGCAAATATTTCTAGGTCTGGACTCTTAATTCTCCAAGACTATGTTATCACTACAAGGCTAATCAGAAATGTGAACTTCGCCCGATTTGACCATATTCATAAAACTTCCAACGCTAGCTTTCTGCTGGCCTGATATAATTTTATGAGTCGTAGTGAGATATTTTTGCTTCTTAGCACTGTCGTAATCCTCTTTTGAACGTGTATCTTCAAATGGATCCATCTCAGATAGACCACTATCAGTTAAATCGAGATTAGCTCTGTAGTAATCCATGAACTCGTCGACCATGCTTTTAAATTCAACAAGGACCGCATCGTCTGGTTATTGTCTTGATGCGAACTGTCTCTCATATAATGCATGTATTAGGTTCCTCTGAGATTTAGGATGCCATTCGTACTCATACCCTGATCTGACAATATTCTAAAATCCGGTTCCGAGAGTTTTAGTCTTGGTGCTCAGAATCTTGCCGTCTTTAGATAGACCAGGTGGAGTCCTATCGAGCCACTTATTAATCGCATCAGTGTTGGCTTGATGTTGCACCTATATTTCGACTGAAGATGCGAGATGTGGCGGTATCTACTTGACTTGAGTTAATGGTTTCTCATACAGATAGTCAATTTCCTAGAGAGCAACTTTAGTCTCGTTTACTCCAACGTTTTGCGTGTTCTTCTCGGTTAATGTCTATTTTGTATTTGCCAAGAACTGTCTGATTACGATCTTAGCTGAAGGCTTATCAATACATGCGATTGGTTAATTGTAGAGCTAGCGACTGCAGTGATCTATTGATGCATTTCCTAACATCAAATCAGGAACTTTTCGAATTACTTTAGTGTAACTTATTAAAGCTCCATCCTGGAAGATATTCCAACCGTCATCTTCTCTATTTTCTCCATTGACATACTTAATGTTATTTGAAAATAAGAATGTGTTGAATTTAGCTATGACCTACTTGTGTTGCATCCAGTTGTTGGTGAAGCGATGGGTCCATAATTGAAAGTCCTGTGCATACTAATTACGAATCTTAGTAAAGTTACCTCCAATAATATTGTTAAATCTGTTAGTTAATCTACCCATTACCGTTTTCTTTTCAAATGGCGTGGACATAAATCTGAGATCATCATCAGTTATAGCAAGTTCCTTGTAAAAATCAATTGTAGAATCAAAACTCTTAATCTTAGGATCGCATCTTTTGGAAAGCTGATCGACCATGAATCTGGACTAAACCGAGCGCATGCTCTAATGTATAGGTAGCCAAACGGGAAGAATACATGATGGATCACCAGATTTGTAAGGTATAACTTTCCTGAATTACTAAACCCAACCATAATCAACCATAGCATCGGTCTTCTGGACTTCCACCAGAGGGTGTACATAGCTAATGCCACTACCTCTAGTCTTCATGGTCACGGTTGACTAACCGTCATCACTCCTGTATATTGTATATTGACCTTCTTTTTCTGGAAGCTCATACTTACCTGGCACGGGATAGAAATTTAACCCAGAAACATATATAGTGCAATCTTATTATGGCTTGAAACCTGAGAGATAATAATGAACATCATTCATTAAATATTACACCTATATTTATTTGCTATCAACCTTGATTACATACCAGTAATCATTCTCGTTCTAAGTTGACTAAATTTAGCATAATTCACTAGGTTTTTCCATGGATGTTAACAGCTTACTAACGTTCTCCCTAGTAAATCTATCCAGCTTGGCTGCCTGCATGTAGATGTTCTCGATTGACTACTTATTATTCTCTAAGTGTTGTCTCAATTTCTCATATGCTTGATCCCGCTGCATGCGATCTGACTCAACAGGCTCACCGTTGGCACAAGTTCGGGCAGCTTTTAAGCAATAATCCATATTGTCATCAATCTTTTTGCAAAGCTGGTCATGCTACTTTTCAATCTTGGCATTTCGTTCAAATAAGTTCAGACAAATAGCTTCAAAACTCCTAGCTTTGTTCTCCCTAAGAAGAATCTGAGCTTCGCTTAAAGGCTATATGCCTTCATACATTGACTTATTAGATATAGCCTTGCGAGGCTCGTTTCCGATGATACCACTGTTATCGACGTCATTTTAAATTTAATCAATATTATGCTAGTTAGCTATTACTTATTTAAAATACACTGACTTCTATGTAAAAGACTGTACACCGGTGAATATGTCATACTTCATTATCTATTCGACCATATGCATGTCAACAAAAATCTTAAGATCATTGCCTAGAATGTTAGTTATGGATTGTGATGCGTAGCGGTAATTATTCTAACATACCTAGAGCTAGTTCTCAATTTACTCTTTAATCTCATCATTAGGTTTAACTTAATTAACCAGATCTTTAATTTATTCTAAATCTGGAATACACCTTATCTATTCAGATATCTACACAAGGAGTGGATCATTAACTTGTACCTCTATGATTTGTGGAGCATCTTTCCTTGGCAATTTAAGTTATTTCCTAACTTTCTGCTAGCTCTGCTGTGAATCATGACTCGCAGATTATGGTTAGACCGGTTACAGTCCTGGTGGAGGTAATATGTCCTTGATGAGTTATGGGAATTATTCGACTTCCATAGGTTTGGGGCTCTCATGTGACAACACCTGGTTGATTATACTCATGTCTTATCTTATTTCAGGATCAAGGGGCTTTGATTTTGGCTTAATCTAGTCGTTGATCGTTACTGCTTTCACAGGTGGAACTGGTTTTAGCGCAGTCTTATTTTACTCCTATTTTTTTGTAAATTTGCGAACCATAGTATCATTGACCACTACATTTCGAACCGGTCGATCGAGTATGGTCATTCCTTCAATGTAATCGATTGAAACTCCCTCCTTTCGATACCTCAATAGTATGATACCATCTTCAGCATCGTCTGCATCACCGTATTCATCAATTCCAACGGGAGAAATAACCTTAATGTACACATTAAAGCGCTTAGAATATGCGTCGAGCATTTCTGGGTTTAAATTCGGCCAGAATTCGTCGCGATTTTCATAGCAAACTTGCAGCATTTGCTCGACTGTGACATGGTCAACTAGGCTCTGTAACATTTGCAACCCACAAGTGCCGTCATGTACAGCACCTATGATGGTCATATGATCAAATTCAAATGAATCTGCTATCTGTTGCAGATAGTCAAGGTCCTTTATGTTAAACTCAGGCATGATCCAGTCAAACAATTATATTTCTTGAGCGTAAGTGAGTCTTAAATCGTCCAAATAAGAACAGTCATCTTCTTCCTCTTCATAGCAATAATTGCGTTTCTATTTTGATTGTTATTGTTGTTACTGTGGTTGTTATTGTAGATTCCAGTTGAGCTTGTTCTTTGGTCTTCTGGCACCTAGGAGACATTGTGATTCAGTATTCAGTGATAAGTCTTATTCGTCTTCTTCCTGACTAACGACAATTTCGAATGGTTATCTAGGAATGAGAAAATCAGTTTCAGAGTCATTGACCTCATCTTAGTGCTCAACATCGCACAACACCTATTCATCTCTGAAGTCATTAGAATAGTTAGCTATCGAGTCAAATTCAGGACCAGAAAAGATAGGCACTAACGGCTCCAATTATTCGGAAGCTAGTTGCTCGTTTCTAATGAGTTCCTGAGCCTCATTCTCATCGTACCTCATTCTAATCATCTAGAGCAACAATATGTATGGATTTTCGGCAAAGAAGCGTTACTTATCTTCTGCTTGAATGTAAGCCTCCCACTCTCGCTTGAGCTGAGTTTGCACAGTTTAATTTGCTTAATAGAATCTACCTCTAATTTTATTATTGAAGATGCGATCTCGAACGCCCCTCAATAACAAGGACTTTCCGTTCTTAATGAAGAACTCGTTTTTGTCGGGTGCCTCCTAATAAGCTTTAAATTCTCGTAATAGTTACTCATGTGGTTTCTAATTTGGTTCGTAGTACCACCCGTACTTCCTCTTATCCATATAGGCAGCTATACGTTGCCTAACGACAGTGCTAATAGCGCTATTTCGATTGTCAAATAGAACGGTCCTTTCTTGTTCAGGATACTATTCTAGTTCCTGTATAATTTGATGCATATCACTTGATCCAGAGCGTATGCATGCTACAGTTGATCTTAACAGCCTGCGAGCTTTGTCACTGATCTAGTTTGAGAGACTTCTAGCCAAGTCTGTTAAATCACGGCAGAGTTGGTTTAATACTTACTGAGTCTTCTCTTTAGTTAGAGTGTATTACATCACAGTCTTTGCAACACAAAGTGAAATCGTGTCATAACTTTTCTACTCGAGTATCATCATGCGACTCAGCACGTTAAAGAGTAGCTTCTCGCATCTTCCAGTAGGTTGATAGTAATGATCTACCCACCAAACGAAAGCTTCGCCTGGTGGCTTCAATCTGACATCCTTAGCATCTCTCTTACGAACTATCTCCTTAATACCCACAAAAGAGTCATATTCTTTCTTTGTGACAGCTTTGTAGTTTCTTGGATTATTATTCGAACAGGAAATGGCTTGAACGTCATTCTGGAACCTGATATCCTAGACCTTGTTCTTACATACAGGGGCGAAAGTTACGTTTCCTAACATCGATCTCTATTGGCACAAGTACTCGTATTGTGACTCTCGCTAATTGTAGATTCTGTCATAATCTGACAGATTCGGTCTGAGTGGGATCACGCAATTCATTTTATGTTATAGAGCTTTATTAACTTCTTCTAGAGTCGTATCAGAGCTCAGAGTTATGAGCCTATTCTTTAGACCATCTTCTCTTATCAACGTACCTTCATACTAGTGGTCAGCTAAGAGGTGAAAAGTCTATATATATTTTGATCCACAGTCGATAGTCAGAGTGTCATGATGTTACATTTAGTTGTACATTGTCTATAGATTAGATGCATACATGATATTATCTACTGTCCTCATGAGAGTATGTCCGCTGTGCTGAGTTGAAGTTTTCATATCCTTCATCGAAATTCCGCACCCGACGTTCTATAGAACCGCTTGTGCATCAGAACTAAGATTTCCCCTGATTTTAGTTATGAAGTTGCTACCTTCCCTCTTTAACATATCGTGGTTGCTTACCTTATCATCGTTCTATATTTACCTTCCCACCTTACTGGAGTGAAGACTAACAACCAGATTAGCTGTATGATGCGTGACTGCTTAGTTGCTAACCAATTCGACTTTGAACGAAGAAGAGCCAAGTATCAATGGACTTTCCTTAGTTAAATTAATCAACAAGTAGCTATCAGTCTACTTGCTACCTACTTTGCACCATATCTAGGGAAATTTCTTCTTACACAACCCCGTCAAGAGCTCAACCTACTTCTTAGACTTGAACTCATTATGCCTTAACGGTAAATAAGACTTTCCACAAAATGATCCGTAAGCATAGAATACTTATTAGTCGGATTCGTGCGTATCCGGCAAGTCTTACCATCCGACGACGCTCATTTTAATAATGTCCTCTATTAATTTAAAATGTGAGTGTTCACTCTCAATCCTTCGATCGATCTACAAATCTGCTTCTCTTTACTTGTTTATGTCATCAATATACTAATCAAGTTCTTTGCAGTAAGTACGGTATGATTGATCGCTCAAATGCACCTGGGCTTGTTATAAGAAGTTCTATCTTAACTCGTCCTGCGTTGGCATATTCTTCTTTTCGATGAAGATCTTTGGTTTGGCTACTTGCTTAACTAGTCCGCGTGCATAGTTTTAAGCCCTCTTTTAGCTAGAGGTGATTGCAGACGACTCTTTGTTCTAAGCCGTTCTTTGTGCGTGGATTGGTCTTACTGTCGAAACTGGAGCTGGTTGGACCTTATGGACTCGCTCGTCTGACTAAATGTTAACGTCTTTTCCTATATCAAATAGTTTGAAATTCGAATGATGTATTTGTCTAGTGCTCTTCGGTAGATATGCCATAACGTGACCTTAGGTATCGGTTATCTTGACAATTATTATAGCCCCATTGCTAACCCAAGCTTAATCGGGAAAGCTGGTAGTCGTGAAATGAGCTATATCATCTAAAAAACGGACCCCCTGGGTAACGCCATGGGTGAAGACTGGAATTCTATTCATACGACAAATATCTTTCAAAACGGGTAACTTCATGTATCCCTTAGAGCTCAGTGATTGGCAGTCAGCTACGAACTATTCTAAAATCTACCGATCTCCGTCGAACTTGAGCATCTGTATCAAGCTATAAATGGCGCAATCTAAATCGGGTGGATTAAACACATAAGCACCATTGCTGCACTAAAACATATTTTTCTTTTAATAAGTTCCGAAAGTGCCTGTGGTGACTGATGATTGTTAAAAATCATTAAGCTTACTTTGCTTAAACATATCTGGTATTCTCTAACCCAAAGAACCCAATTAGATATCGCACGTCTTGATGTCAACGGGATAATTGGAAATGAAGCCGTACGGCTTCCACTTAATGCAACCGTCTGAAGGGACCATCGTTATGAATTCATCTGGATTTGAAAATCGATACAATGGAACCTCGTAGGTAGAGCAAAAAGCAGTTGACACCCTATTGATAGGTGCCCATCCTGCAATGGTGCATTATATGTCTCTGGACTGACTCAGAAGCAGCATTTCCCTCACCACAAACTAGATCTCATTGGGTAGAGTTATCGTTGGCACGAATGTACCCCAGTTTATATTGAGGTTTCTAATAACCAATACTATGGTTGATTGCTCGTCATTATGGTAATGAACTAAATTTCTTTCATCTTACCAATCTCTAACAACGAGACTATACTCAGGCCCGTAGCCGTAAACCTTAATTGCACAAAGCGGATTGTTCAAATTGGTGTTTGGGGACATGAGTAAATCAGGTGAATAGTCATAAAACCTGTAAGTAGAGTTATGTTTGAATACGGGTTCGAAATGGAAGTCTACGTAAGTAAAAGGCACACCATTAACCCACTAAGACTTGGGACAGTTGATTCTCGTGTCACATCCATTTGGTGTCCAAAGCGCATGACCATCATCAACATGGACGTTAGCCTTGGTCTACAGTGTACGTATAACGTAGACACGCGTTGAATTTATGGTACAGTCATGCTAGACGACTCCGTTAGCGATGCAAGAATGGAACTCGTTCAGCTAAGAGGCTCTTGAGTTCGCTATCATTTATAAGCATCTAGGAACCTAAAAACAACAACTCGAGAAAGAGAGTGTTGGGATCTAACCGAATATTTTCTCAATGACTGCAATCTTGAGGAGATTTATTGAGAAAGTGGATCCACCCCCTGTGCGGTAGGTGTGGAGAGAGTAGCCGTCATCGTTCTAGATATAGAGATGAGAGGGCTAACCAGATCCGGAAACTGAAATGGTGAAGACCGGTTCAGTAGATTGTTCGGTTAAGAAGAACCTATAAGTATTTATTGCGCGTGGCGCAGCCCGTCTGTCGAAATCTGTAAGTTAAAACATTATCGAAAAACGGGGAATACCTG